CATTAACGCGGTGCGTCAGTGCTGAAGTTTGATTTCTCGCCCGTAACACCATATCTATTTATATCACTCTATGTTTTTTCAGAACATTCCTTGTTTTAATTTCTTTATGAGATTTGTTCTTATGACCACCATATCTATTAGCTAAAGGAGAGCCTGGATGTGAGTCCGCTATCTGTTCCATACGTTCAGTAAACCCACCATCTACTTTAGGTCCAACGCCCATAATATGATCCCCTGCAACCATAGGTGCAGTTTTCCATGCCGGTCTGATATGTGGACTATTTTCCTTTAAGGCTTCCATATCAGCAATGGACATAAACTCTTCCCATTCCTCTCCTGTTTCATGATTTATAAGGTCATATAAGGGCATTACAATTTCATCTCCAATTGGTTTATATCACCACCAAGTACTGAAACTTTATGAGATAAAGAATACACCATTTCAGATAAGTCTTTAATTCTCATCTGTAACAAATGAACTTGTTCTTGCATACTTGCAATTTCTCTTTCTGCTAAAGTTCTATCAACCATTTCGCCCTCTTTATGACGTTCTTCACGCAATCTGCGTCCCATATAATCGTAATGAGATTCTCTTCTCTCTGGTGCTTTTCCGAATAATCTCTTCGTTATTTTTTCCATGAAACCACTCCGACATTATCAGATTTCTCTAATATATAGTACGTTTGGTATGCCATATCCTTCACGACAAAAGCTCTTCACTATTTAAATACTTGTCCCAAAACTCATCCCAAATTTCTGTCTTGTATATATCACTCTTATAGTAAAAATTCATTCCAGTTGGGTGGTCGCCGTGTTTATTTTGATAATTTTTCAATGATCGGTCAAAAATTACTTGTTCAAATTCAGTGTACACATGCTTCATTCTTCTAATGCCTCTTTCACTTTCTCTACAAGATTCTCGTAGGTTGCATAAGAACCACCTGTCCATTCACCATCTTCAAACTCACGAATTTCTATATTCCCAGCTGGTCTACTTTGACCATCAATAGATAATTCGCCATCTTCCATTAACGATATTTCAACATGCTTCATCTATTATCCCCATCACCTTTAATTTGGTTCTTACGCCAACGTCGATTCAGTTTATCAACATTCCACTCTGCAATTTTATCTAAGTCAAACCCAATATCTTCAGCAAGAATAGCAAGATACCAAAGTACATCACCTAGTTCATCAGCAATCCTATGAAGTTGATCACTTCTATGAGTATCACCACGAAGAGTCTTCTTTATCTTCTCTGCGACTTCACCAGCTTCACCACACAAACCAAGTGCCGGATATATTACCTTATATTCCTCTGGATATACCGCTGTTGAACGTGCAAGTTTTTGATATTCGTTAAAATTCATTTTGTATCCCATCTATAAAAGATATGGTCATCAATTTCCGTAGTTCGTTGTTTCGTTTTTGCCCATGAAGGATTTACATAATCTGCATGGTAAAACAAAGCACCATCTGTAATATCTACAAATGGAAGTTCATTGTACAATATTGCTTCAACTAAGTCAAGGACTTCTTGATACTTTTTTTTGTTATGGGGAGTATCATTTTTCCCATCACAATACCAAGAAAACTGACATTTATTTCTTACAGGATAATATATTCTTTCATCAGCTGGTAAATTTTTATACCGCCGAGTTTTCCAACTTTCTCTTGTCGGGCCTTGATAAACAACTTCACAAATTGTATTGGGGAAACGCTTATCATTAACACGATTTAATACAACAGCGGTTACACCAAAAAGACCAGCAGTCCCTTGATCTCTCGCTTCATGATACACATTAAGTGCAAGACAATGTGCTGATGCAATGTGAGCGTGATTAGGTTCAATAACTGATACAGTCTTTCCCTCTGAAGGAAAAGAAGATGACATAGTTATAGAAATAACTACTGCTGAAATAGCAGTTATGAAAAACTTGGTTTTAAGTTTCATATTTCAGCTAATGTTTTTTCAATATACTCTTGAGCATAGGTTCCAGCCCCAGAACCAAATTTTGATTCTGCAAGATCAGCAACTTCCTCAACCTCGTACTCAGAGTCACCGCCATAAAAGAAGTTATCACAGAACTCTTCTATGTCCATCATCCAATTTTTCACTTTAGCCATTATTTAATTCCTTCAATTGTAGTGTGAAATCCTTCAATTTTCCATACTTCTTTTTCAGCTATTTTTGCATCTTCCAGATTTTCCCAAATCTTGGCATCAGGATTATCCCAACCCTTTACAAAATAAACTATTCCAGGCGGTGATGCTCGAGCCCAGTCAGGGACAATCCCCGACACAAATTCATTTGTACCACCTAATCGAATCTTATATGCCATTATGCAGGCTCATACATATCTTCATTATCTGCTATGCCCTGAGCTTCACAAAACCGAACAAACAAACCTAGTTGACGACCAAAAGCTTCGATTTCCCAAGGATAGTCCCAATAGTTGATATCGGCCATATTAAACTTGGTCTTATGAAAGCGAACCATATCCGGCACCGTATACTCGTACATTTCACCCTTCGCCCATTGTTTGACATGAACCATCTCATGTGCGAGAGTGATAAGAATATTACGAATATTACAGGTAGCATCTAAAGTGATGGTAAATTCTTTGGGGCGAACGCTGTCGTCTTCCCAAATCGCAGTTCCTTCATTACCATCTTTATTAAGCAGAGTTTTACTGAGGTTAATATCAATTTCCAAACCAGCGATGAGTCTCTTCCCCATCAACTTCTCAGCATACCACCAAGCCGCAGTTTTTACCAACTTACGATTTAGTTTGTTGGAACCTTTAACGTGAAGTAACAAGGTACTTACCCCCATAAAGTCGAATATATTCAGCGTCTGAGGTGGGACTAGCCACACCGCGTTCCAAACAACACTTGATGATGTGCGCCGCATCCTCAACCGAGGTAGGTCTATGAGCGGCGGCAGCAGCGATACCTAGTGCGATGGCCTTTTCAATAGTCGTCATGAGTCTTTCTTCTTTTCTCATTATGTACCTATTCTACCATATGGAAAAGGTTTTGTCAAGAGAAATCGTATCTCTTAACCCCTTGATTCTAAACAATAAATGAAAAAAATTCTAAGGCCTTGATTCTAAACGATTTTTTAAAAAAGTTCTATAATCCATCCACCCGTCTTCGGTCTGAAATCCCCAAGTTCTCGTTTTCCGGCCGTGCCAGAATAGTGTCTTACAGGGTTTGTTCTTCTTTAGTTCCAACCAATGAAAATCAGTAGATTTTTTGATTCTCCAAGAGCCTGGACCTCTCCAAAAAGTACCTTTTGGGGTATGTTCAAAGTATCCACCAGATATGATAAATGTGCCCCAATTCCAAGGATGGTCATGTAATATAGGTTCATCAGACAATAAAATTTTATGTATATACGCATTGAAGGGAACTCTTGTATTCTCTTCTAAATGATTTGATTTTTCTCTAAAAATCAAATGATGTCGAATCATGTATGGTGTTTTACCTTCACGGTCATATATAATTCTTTTCCTTGTTAACGGCATTATTCAAATATCCTGTTATGAGTATTATTAACTCTAACAAATGTGGTACACTTTGATAAATCCTTTAACCTTTGCGCACCAACATAAGTACAAGCAGATCGAATACTACCAAGAATATCTGTAACAGTATTTTCAACTGGACCGCGATATGGTACGGTCACTGTCTTACCTTCTTCTCCACGATATTCTCTATTGGAATGTCCATGTCTATCCATTGCAGTCTTGGAAGCCATTCCATAAAATTCCATACCAATTGGTTCTGGGTTATCATCTTCAAAAACCAATTTGCCATCACATTCTTCATGTCCAGCAAGCATGCCGGCGGTCATAACAAAATCTGCACCAGCAGCAAAGGCTTTAACAATATCTCCACTAGAATTACATCCACCATCTGCTATTATGTGACCCCCCAAACCATGTGCAGCATCAGCACATTCAATCACAGAACTTAATTGTGGATATCCTATTCCTGTTTTAATACGAGTAGTACATACACTACCGCTGCCGATGCCCACTTTAACAATATCAACCCCTGCAACTATTAATTCAGTTACCATATCAGCAGTTACAACATTTCCAGCAATAATGGTTGCATCAGGTAGGAGATTTTCTCTTAAATGTTTAATTGCATCTATGAAATTAATCGTATATCCATTTGCAACATCTAATCCCACAAATGCTACATCAGGAAAGGTGGTTACAACTCCCGATAATTCCAAGAGCTCATTATTCGATATACCAGACATTACACAGAGTTTATCTTTACGCTCTGCTTGTTTCCATTTTTTACCATCTTTATTATAATGTCTAGCAATACATGTTGTCATTCCATGTTTACTTAATTCATTATGCATTTCAAATGTACCAGTAGTGTCCATGTTACTTGCCATAACAGGAATACCTGTCCATTCTTTACGACTATGATAAAACGTATAAGTTCGTTCCATCTCAACATCAAATCGTGAAGTAAGTGTTGATCTTTTAGGACGAATTAATACATCTGAATAATCTAACTTGATATCGTCTTCAATTATCATCCGTTAGCTGGACCTGCTGCTTGGGGGTAAACATGATGATCATCTTCGATAACCATATATTCATCATTCCAATGAAATGCTTCCTTCACTACAGGAGCAGAAAGTCCCTTATATACTTGATGCAACTTCTTATCTTTTGCAGCAACAAGAACCGCTGCTTCACTTTCATGAAGGCCCTCTAACATCTGAACAAACATGGTTTCTCGTTTGTTTTGAGTGATCAGATTATCACCACCCTTAATGAAATGGTATAACTTACGAGATTCATAAGATAAAGAAGCATGTTCTGTTCCTTCTGGTGCTTCATTACGAGTATATGGAACATCGCCTTGGGGAAGGGACCATTCAATATTTGAATCAAAAGATGATTTGATTACCATTCTTAAAGATTGATGGTCATGTTCTCGTAGAATATTAACCTTTTCCTGTTTGGTCTTAACTTTTGAAACCTTTTCCAAGATTTCTGATATTAGTAAATTCATTTTAAAATTCTCCTATAGATTCAGTGAGATTTTTCAATCTCTTTTGTATAAAGTAATTTAGTAGTTTGCTACGATCACCAAAGGGAGCTTCATTATATGAATTAATTATTTCCTTAGTAAGTTCTTCTGGCGTATAAGTCAAATCAATTAACTTTCTATTTCTTTGGTAATTTCTTTTCACTTCATCATTGGGTGCAACATCATCAAAATCATGTTCCATCCATGAAGCAATTTTATTTTTGCCTAAGGGCTTTTGTCGCAATCCATCAGTAAAAGTATTATCAGGGGATAATACGTTTGGAACACCATCACCACTATCCCCCTTAAAAATATGTTCTTTAAGATATCCGCCAGGATTTTTACCATTTACATTTTTCTTTGTAATTGGACTATATTGTTTTACGTTAGGATATTTTTGAAGTTGAATGAAATCCTTATCACCAGAGATTATCATAATCTCCTCTGAAATGGTTGCACAAAGAGTTCCTATGATATCATCAGCCTCTGCACCATATACTTCTAAAAACTTATATGGTAAATTATCCTTCAGTTCATCTTTTATTTTATTAAGACAAAGAAAAATTGCATCCCAATCATGTGCAGATTTTTCTCTACTTTTACGTCTTGCAAATTTATATTCTGGAAAATAGTCACGCCTCCAATAATGTCTGGAGTCATAACACAAAATCAATTCGCCAAATTCAGAAGAAAAACGAGTGCGATACATACGAAGAGAATTGAGAATCATATGTCTTACCATCTTCTCATCAATCTCTTTAGACTTACTTATGTGCAAGTGCATCATCATACTTGCAAGAGAAATCTGATTCATATCAACTAATATCATTATTCAATTACCATATTAGCATTAAAACTCATACTTCTTCTTTCACCCTTACTTTTAAAAGGATATACAAAATGTCGTAGATATGAAGGAAACATTAACAACTTACCTACTTCCGGCTTAAATTTTAAATTATCATTTCTAAATGATTGATTCTCACCAAACATAAATTCTATCAATCCATTTGCTGGATAGTGATCCTCAGAATCTTCTTCTATTTCTTTGTGCATATTGGGTGGAAGTTTAAGATAGATAACTGCTGAGAAATCACCACTATGATGATGCCAAGGATTATATTCTCCAGCATATTGACTGACTACCCAACTATGAGTCAAATGTATATTATCCACTGTTGGAACTGAATCGCCAGCAAGTTTCTTCCATGTGTGATGATTACCTTGTTTTATAGATTCCTTTAGATAATCAACACATACACTCTTCATAGTAGTAAAAAGAAATTCCCTATGTTCTTTGTTTTTAACAGGGATTTGAACTTCTTTGTGTACTTTACCTACAAGTTTATGTGACCAATCCCATTCAACGCTTGCGGCTTCACTGCCTAGAACCTTGTCGGCAGTATCATTGACAATCTCTACGAATTTGTCTGGAACAGTGGATTCCATTATCGTTGGGGAAAAGGGTCTATGGAATTTCGGGGTCATCATAATTATCAACAAATAATTTAATATATTCTTTCAATAAATCTTGATTCACTTCAGTTGTTACCGAATTATCTGGATCAATTGTAATTTCTACAAGTTCTTCAAATAATTTTTGTGTGGGATGTTTAAGTCCCATACTTCTATATATACATCCTTTCGTGAACTCTATTAATAGTGCAATATCACGAATAAAAGTTTTCTCTGAAATATCAATTCCATTTTCGCCCATGCCATGCATCATTTGAACTATTAAAGTTTGAGTTAATTCTTCAGCAAAACCAAGTTTTTCCTGTAATTCAAGAGCAGTTTCGTCAGGAAGCTTTACTTTTCTTTTTGTCTTTGGCCACGGTCCTTGTACTACGTTTTCTGCTACGTTTCCGTTCTCCTGATCCGACATTAGAAATTCCTTCTTCTTCATCAAACATTTCTTGTGTATATACATAACCTAATAGTGGGTAATAAGTCCCAACATCAAATTTTGGTTCGCCCTTCTTTGGACCAAACCAATAATACGCTTGTGATATACAACGATAACCAATCTGATGTTGTTGATGTTCGCCGTAAAACATATCTACCCAATCTCCATCTCTTAGATATTTTTGAAGATTTCTTAAATATCCTTCATGGATACCTACTTGAGCTAGGGCACCTTTTACTTTTCGTCTTACATTAGATCGTGCAGAACTCGCAAGGTCTTTTTGTGACTTAATCCATAGTTTAATTTTTTTGGGATGTAATGGATGGCTATCAGGAAGATTTCTCAAAGACTCATGAATACCACTCATTCCATAATCAGGGTCTTTAGCTTTACGTTTTTCCCTCGCTTTTTCCAAACGTGCTGCAGCAGCAACACGCTGTTCCTCACTCATAGGTTTGCGTGGTTTACGCCTCTTCTTTGGTGCTTGCCAATCACTGTTATCAGTCTCAACGACTATTCTTTTTCGTTTGGGCATGCCCATCTTCCTCTAATTCACGTTTCATAGTTTCACGTTTTTGTCTACGAATTGCAGCAGCTTTTGATCGTCTGCGTTTCTCAGACCTTGACGTATAATATTCACGTTCTCTTAATTCGTTAAAAAGTCCGTCTTGTTGGAGTTTCTTTTTTAAAACCCGAATTGCTTGATCGACGTTGCCATTACGAACTTCGACTCTCATGATTTATCCTTCTTTATCGCAGCTTTATTAAAAGTAGCCAGAACTTCACTAATAGTTACAAGTTCCTTATCACCGTCCTTATCAGTTTTGGTAACAATAAAACCATCTTTCTCTAATTTATCAAACATATTACCTACAACGTCTTCAAAAATACTTTTAGATTTTAAATACGCTCCAAGATAATATGCTGATGCTATTGATCCAACAGCAATTATTGTATGTGTTAAAGTATCCATGATAATATTTATCTCTTTATTTCATCCTTTATATACTATACACGAAAAATAAGAGAATGTCAAGAACTTTTTTAGTATGGTAATATAAAGAAAAGTGTTGTTATAGACATACCTAAAAACATACCAAAAAGTACGCCACCTATCATATCACTATCAAACCAAGTTGGTTGATTTTTGAACCATACATCTGATGCTTTATGACCTGTTTCTGATGTCAGCCAGGTAAAATTAAAATTTTTCATTGTTATACCTTTGTTATTATTATATACTATAATACCACACTCCATAAGATTTGTCAAGACATTTATTTTGTGGTGGCTCGGTATACCCCATCCCAATCTTCGGGAAGTTCTTCTTTTTCTAGTTGATCTATACGTTTTTCCATCATAGCATAATATTTAGTTAACGCACCATCAAAACTATCTCGTAAGTCATTTATCCATCTTCTTGCAAGAGCCCAGTTCTGATCCTTATAGAAGATTAAAAACTTATTATGTTGTTGTCGTGGCATTTCGTAGTTCATAGTGTGTTCTAGTACATAGTGTGTTCCAAGTGAAGTGTATATTTTCACAGATTCAGTTTTACCTTTAACTGCAATTGTATCTAATTCAATTAAAACAAACTCATCATCCATTTCCTTAGCAGTTTCTTCTCCAAGAATTATTTTCATACCATACTCTTTACTTTGCCCTTCCAGACGAGCTGCAAGGTTTACTGCATCACCTAAACAACTATAATCAAATCTCTGGTCACTTCCCATATTACCCACAACTACTTCTCCTGTATTTAATCCAATTCCTACATTTATTGGAAGAGAACCTTCTTTTCCCAATTCAATATTTAAATCCTTCAGATGTGCTAACATTTCATGAGAGGATTTAATAGCCATCTGTCTTTGTTGTTCTACCTCAAGTGGAGCGTTCCAGAACGCCATAATGCAGTCGCCCATATACTTATCTATTGTGCCGCCGTTGGTCATAATAATATCTGTCATTGGTGTTAGAAATCTATTGATTAGTTTTGTTAATTCTTGTGGATCACTTTTGTATTGTTCACTGATAGGCGTGAACCCTCGTATATCACAGAACAACAATGTGAGCTCTCTGGTATCGCCACCAAGTTTTAACAGGCCTGGATTCTTCTGTAACTTCTTAACCATTGCTGGTGCAAGGTAATGTTCAAACTGTTTCTTGATTTCCATTCTCTTTTTATGTTCTTCCATAAATCTTAGGAAGGCCGCTATTGCCCAAGCAACAAATACCGTAAGTACAGGATAACTCCAATCTACCAGTAAGTCATGTTTAGTAAACAAATACGAACTACCATAGAACAATCCTACGATAGAAGCGGGCATCAGAGCTGCACCAAAGTACCAAGGCAACAATAATACGACAACCATTATGACCAATGCCAAGACAAATGATGCTCCTAGTTCTCCAACATTTGTCCAATATGGCCTTGTTATGTTTCTTCCCGTCATCATTGTTGCCAAAGATGCACCAATTAAATCATGTGAATGAATTACACCAACAGGAGTAGGTACAGGACTATCAAGTCCAGAAGCAGTCATTGATACTATCACGATTTTTCCAGTGAGGTCTGGAAGTTTTTCATGTAATGCGTAGGTAGGAGTTTTCCATTTAAAGTCTAACCATATATTACCATGTACATCTGTCTCAATCGTTTTGAATTTAGGTATGCGTACTTTCTCAACACCAGCAATTCCAGTTTTAATTTGGTAAGATATATCTTCTGCTGCCATTCTTAGAACTTCTAAACTTATAGAAGGATATAGCTCATCATTTACTGCAATTATTAATGGCATCCTTCGTACCACACCATCTTTTTCTGGTGCAATAACCATCATACCTACAGCATTTGCATTTTCAGCAAGTTCTGATATTGGACCTAGAGCGCCTGGATATTGATATACCCAACCCTTCCACGATTTGCCTACTGCTGAAACGCCTCTAACTACGGCAGTATTAACTTCATCGTTAGTAGGTATTTGTCCTATAATTGTTGGGGTACGTTTTAATGTTCTTGCGAGGACTGCATCTTTACCGAATCTATCTTCATCTGCAAATAGAATGGGAAGTACAACTAAACCAGCACCTTTTTGGTACAGTTTAATAATTTCAACTGACAGGGCATTTCGATCCCAAGGCCACTGTCCTTTTTTATTAAGAGTTTCATTATTAATTTCTACCGTAACTAAATTAGATAAACTCTCTTGTGTTTGATTTCTTTGATGTTGATCTAGTGCTTTCATTCGCACCATATCTAGGAACCACGGGTCTGTAAATCGTATTCCACATAATATTAAAATAATTGCTAAAGAAATAATCCACTTTTTCATTTAACCTGTCCACTTATTATTGTGTTCCTTGTGTAGTATTTATAGTGCAACCCAAAGCGTTGCTACAGGTGTTGTCTATATTATAATATTGAGCACTACTACCTTGCTGAATTAAATCAAAGTCAGTACTGTGACCATCTAGGTCAACTCTTGCTCCATGATTACCACTACCACGTTGAGTAATATTTACCTCATGGTCTGCATCCAATGTAACATCAAGATAGTGAGTTCCAGTATCTTCTTGTATAAAAGTTCCTTCATTACTATTTCCATTTACATCTAGAAACATTGTTTTCTGGCCATTGTCTTTTTGTGTAACGGTGAAATTATTACTACCACCATCTATATCTGCCTCAAAGAAGTGCTTTGATAATGTTCCACCGTCATATTGAGTAAGATTCATAACATTAGAATTTCCAACAACATCTATTACCATTTTATGCTCACCCTGATCATTTGCATGATCTCCTTGACTTATTGTTAAGTTTGTGTTGTTGCCATTTATAAACAATCCTATTCCATTCTCATCACTGCTACCAGTTGTCGTTACATTACCTTGTTTTATAGTTAATACAAGATTGTCTCCTGTTAAAGTAGCAGGGCCAGACCAATCTTTATCCACAATAAAATTATCCTCACCGTCTTGTTGTATGTTAATTGTTGGGTTAGCACCTGATTGTACTATACAAACATTACAACCATTTTCTATACTAGCATTTATTGCAGCAGTTCTTTTTGTAGTTTGTGCTGCTGTAATTGAAACAGCAATACCGTATGTACTTGCTAACATAGTACGCATAGCATTCATCCAGTTCTTATTGTTGTTAGTATAGTAACTACTATGTGAGTTGTAGTTTATATCTGTAATCACAACAACCTTACCTGTATATGCATTACTTAAATCACTACCATACCATACTGCACCTACAATATTACCATTACCATCTTTTGCGAACCATGTACCATTACCAATACCAGTTAATATACCAGCTAAACTAAATGTAACAGTACCACTAAAACCTGATAGCCATGACTCGTTTGAATTATGTTGAGTTATACTATTTGAAGAGTAACTACTAGAGTATGAGAGTGAACCACCGCCTACATCCTCAATGAAGTCCATTATATTTGTGTTTCTTGAAACACAACAGCCAGGATTTTCCATTTGTAAATATAGTGTGCCACCTCTTGCAAGTAATGCTTTGTAAGCAGTTTCTATCGCAGGCCCGCCTGAATAATCTTGGACAAGATGGTACGGCAAGTTGATCAAATCATATATCTGTTCATAAGATGTAGTGTTAGATGGAAAGCTACTACCATCTGAACCAACTTGGACAGATGTTACAGTATGTCCAGCATCTTCTAATCTATTCTTCCATTTGATGTGAGAATTAGC